TTACATAGGTACGAAGGGGAAACGATATAAGCCTTCAAAAGGGCTGGTCTCTCCTATTAAACGGTTTGAGCCACCGGCTACGGTGTCCGTAAATGGTGTGTATGCCACTCTTTTTACTGTCATGGCCTGGTGATGCCAGGCAGCAGGACCTGCGGATAATTTTTCCGGATCCGTTAACCAGGGCGATGCTGCCAGTGGTGCGGAGGGGAAAGATAAACCGAATGAGAACCTGCCGGCAATATCAGGGACAAAAGAATTATTGGTCTGAATCAATACACCATCGATGTAATATTCCACCCTGTTAGCATACCAATCCATCCTGAATTCATGGTATGCATCGTCCCATACATCTTTGCCAATGGATGCACGCATTTCAAGGAACTCTTCCTGGTTAGGTACGGTGGCTGGATTTAGCGTAAAGCCTACACCTTCACCGAGTTCACCTTTTGAATTGATGATCTTCAGCTGGTCCCTGCGGGGCTGTTTCAGATACTGCACATCATTACTGAACTTTGTCCAACTGGTAGCCAGTTTGGGAGATGCAGGTGTATTCAGCTGCCAGGTACCGTTCACTAAATCGGTGTCATTTTGAATGATCACTTTCAGTCCGGCGTAAGGATACAAATAAGTAGCCTGGAGAAGCTCACTCATTGTATTAAAAATATACACCGCGTTATTGGCAGGGAGCTCCATACCAAATTCGTTCTTCTCTCTTACATAGAAGCCCTCCGGGTCCCGGGTAGATCCCTGACCGTGTAAACCACTGCTGACAGCCGTTTGGTAATAAGGATCCTGGAACCTTGCAGTGGCATGATGATAGAGCCTGAAGAAAGGTGATACACCTGTCAGTTTGGGTAATTTCGCTTCTACTATAAAGCGGCCATAACCATAATACTTCTGTGATGTAACAGCTGCGCCTACACGTGCCTTCCAGGATTCTCCCAGCAAAGGATCACCGGGCACCTCATGCTTCTTAGTCACACCATTTGTATCAAGGCCCTGCACAAGGCCGTCATACCAATCCCCGTGTGCTTCCAGGGTGAGCAGGCCATCTTTGAAATAAACGTTTTGAGGTACTACCCCACCATCTGCACCCCCGTCCCTGTTTACCCCTAAGGCATAATATTCCGACTGAAAAGCATTAACGGGATCATAGGTCTCAGTGGGCTGGGTGAAATCTATATCATAGGTACTGCCGGCTTTGGTCACAGCGTTTACATAGATCTTAACAGGTGTAGTTGTTTCATAGTTATTCGTTACATAAAAATTATATCCACCGGAGGGAAGTGTTTGTGGCAGTGTAAAGCTTATCTTATTTTCACTTATTGCGATTTGATTTTCATGTGGTATGGCCAAAATACTTGCCGGATTGCTGGTACTCTGTAAATAACCTACAGGAGCACTCAGGTTATAAAAGGTACCATCTACGAATGGGCTCACTAAGCCTGATACATACAGATTTCTGAAAATACCCTTTCCATTATAACCTGTTCCGCCAATGGCAGCACCGACCATTAAGGAGGATGATGCACTGAGAGTTGGGAAATAATTCGCGGCACTTGTCACTGTATTGGTTAATGTATTACCATTCAGATAATTATAGTACTGGGACGATGGATTATTGGGGCTTGAGCTTGTATTAACATAATGCCCCACCAGCACATTGTTCCAACTATCAAGTACAACAGTTCCTATCGCTGTCACACTTGTTGTTGAAGAATTGTATTTATGCTGGAATACTGCTTTTTTGCTGGTATTGTCTATATACACCAACAGACCATTGCCACTTGCATCCTGTAAGGATAGTATGGGCCATGTGCCGCTTGTCCCGAAATCTGCTGATGCTACATAAAAATAGACACCAAGCCCATAATTATAGGAAGCGTTGTTAGTGATGACAGCAGGTAGGTTCAGGTCAGGCACAAACATTTTATCCGTCTGGCAATCGATATACATCCCAGTATATCCCGCCGCTTTTTTAATGACAGCATTGCCTGCCACCTGTAGATTACTATGGTTGCCCAGCAGATCCCTGAAATCGTTTTCTACTGTATAAAATGCTATACCATCCGGAGGTACCATCCCCGTGTAGAAACTTCCTGCTGTTCTTACACAATCTATCCTGGAATTAGGCATGTATTCATTACCAGCCGGGGCAAACACCAGTTCATTCGGCGTGTTGTAGACGACATCCAGCTTTCCCCCAAATACATCTGCATTCGTTAGTCTGAATACATAGGGTGTATTATTATCCAGGCCTTTTATGGTTACCGGATTCACCACCGTACCATTGGTCAGTACAAACAGGCTGTCTGTAACCAGTGTATAGCTCTCCGCATTATCCGGAGCATCCTGCTTGCGATAGCTCAGGCTCAGTGTCTGTGGGCTACCCGGTACACTGCCTTCGGCCCACTTCACTTTTTTCAGCTCAATATTCATTTACTAATTTTTTAATTTATACATAGTCATCAATTTCTACATCTGCCATTGCACCAGGGCTGCCGGTTACAGAAGGTCGGATCATATACAACCTGAACCATGCATTGGTTGTATCGTCATACTTTTCGTATACCTCACCACCTTGCGTAATGGAAGGACATATCACCTGTGTACCTTTTCCTGCGTCCGGGTACTCGGCATTGAGATAATCATCAGACAGGGAAATCGTTACATCCGTTCTCCATATTTTCTTCATGCCGGCTATTTCCTGGAAGCGCTGGTAGAGAGTATTGAAAGCCTCAAAATCGGCCTTATTGTCCAGGAGCGTGCGCAACCCGGCGATGTTATCTATGCCGATTGCATCTTCGGATCTGTGGAGAAAGCTGTCCATCCAGTCCCAAAACTGATCCTGGGTAGGATAAGCGCCTGTCTGAAACCATCCTTTTAGTTTATTACGTTCGCGTATTGCCATGTTATTTTATTTTCATGATGTAGAGAGTAGCGATGTAGGGAGGGCGGTTTTCGTGTGGTTGGTCTCCACCTGCAATAGCCATACCGGCATTGTATGTTCCGGCAAGCGGGGAATAACCTTCCGAGATACTATAGATCCTGGTAAGCACTAATCCGGCCTGCTGACCTGTAACACTGAAGTTGTGTGTATGCTTAGGCATTTGCGATTCGACCAGGGTAATGGTTTCAGCACCGCCGGTTTTACCGACAGGACTATAATCTGTCCTGCTGGGATCATAACCAACGGCGAACCTGCCCATCCTGTTTTTCGTACCGTTGTTACCGTTACATATTGCCCAGCCGTCTCTTTCGTTGATACCTAAACCTGTACTGGTGAAGTTCGCTGATATGTATGCCGCGTCACAGTCTACTTCAATTATATCTCCTTTCTTCCAGAGGCTGTTCAACTGTTGTGTAAATGTCGCTTTCATGTTTGCAATCGTATCGCGCAGGCTCAGCAGGGTTTCTATCCGCTGCAGGTTACCATAATCAATTCCACCGCTGGCAAAACGGGCTCTCCTGGTGAAGTATACATTGCGTGTGATCTGATCGGCAAAACGCCTGCTTTCAGTGATTTCTTCAATTATCCAGGTAGATTGTTTCGGTCCTCCTATAAATGGCAGTAATTCCCCGTTATAACTGATCCATCCATCTGCTACATTGTTGCCTACTTCTTCCATGCCTGATACGATCACTCCGCTCCCGATCAGCCTGGAGATGCCTGCCAGCGAGTCATGGTAGGAAGACTGCATAAAGTCAAGCGTGTACTGGGTCATGGGGAAACCGCCCAGGTTTGTTAATTGTTCTATTTTGTTCATACTTTTTGAATTTTGTAAGCAATACCCGCCAGCTTATAGGTATCAATCAGCGCCGACATTTCCGCTTCGTTGTAGGGAACAGTGCCGGGCACCAGTACATAAAAGTCCACAGGTTCATTGCCTATCTCAGATTCAGTAAAAATGTAAATGGGTTGCGCTTCTGACTCGGTATAGAGGAATTTGGGCTTGGATTCCTCCTCCTGGTAGATCAGTGTCACTTCATTGCTCACTGCATCTGCAATGCGGATGCCCCTGTTTGAACGGTCATACCTGTCATTCAGCAACTTCTCCATATACACCACCTGCGGTGTAATACTCAACCTGTACAGGTTCGCATCACGGTTACGCCTGTATTGCTGATAGAGCATATTGACGGGATAGGTGAGCGCATGCAGCCAGGCAATGTGTACAACTTTTCTCAGGCGTGGCGGCATCAGTAGCCTGATCAGCTTGTGATAGTTGATGTCGAAGATGCTGCTCATTTGATGGTGCTTTGAGGGATAAAGGTGATGGTGAGGTCTTCATCTTCCTGTATACGCAGGTAACCTGCATCCGGGCTATACATCACAGGGATGGCTGAGTAGGCCAGGGTGCCATATTTGGCCTGCGCCTGTACGATATGTGGGATTACAACACCATCCACCTGCTGCAGTGCATCTACCAGGTATGCAAGTACCAGTGTACCGTTGAAAGGCAAGTTCTTGAGGTAATCCCTGATGCGGTTACCTACCGGGTCGGGATTGGTTCCATCCAGGCGGGAGCCGTCATTACCCAATACCAGGGGATTGTAATAGATGATCAGTTCCAGTTTCAGGTTATCAGGTGGTAAGCTTTCCACGACAAGTGGCGTGATGCCGGCATCTTTAATCCTGTTCATGTATGTTTCAAATGATTCCAGCTGCTGAGCTGTAAGGGCATTGAGGTCGCCATCTACGATGCGCGCCACCTTCAAACGTAAGCCCTTGGCTTGTTCTACGACTGCGCTGAAAGCAATGATCTTTTGTTCAGCAACCTGGTCTTCAGTGAGTGCCGTGTTATCATAGTAATCCACCTCGTAAGCCAGTTCTGATCCATACTGAAAGTCTTTTGCCTTGTTCGCATACCAGCGAAGGCTATGTGGGGCTTTTTCATTGATCAGGTTTGTCACTTCAGTTTTATGCAGATCAAAGAGGTTTTCGAGCGCCCAGATGCTCACGGCTACAATATAGGTCCAGAGCCGCCATACGGCTACCCTGCTACTGCTGTTGAGCGTTGATAGTTCTGCGGTACCCGTTACCCGGCTGATGATATCATCCTGTATTTCGGTGATTGTTCTTGCCATAATTGGTTTAATTTTTTAACTGATGCGGAAGTCCAGCTGGAGCCCCATATAGCCGATGCCTCCCATTACATATGCAGCATCATCTGCCGTATAGCCATTTGAGGGTATGATACCCCCTTCCTGTAATTCCTGCCAGGTGCGCATATCAATGATTTCGGTATCGGGGATCCACAAATTTTCTCCTGCTATGAACTCATCTGTAATGCTACGCCCGTTGGCAACAGCAAAGTCGAAGAGGGCAGCGATACTTCCTTTCTCCTGCATGGAGATGTCCAGCAGGCATTGATGGGGTTTTACATTAACGGTCTTCATAGGTCGCATCAATGTTTAGCTGACCGGAGCCAGTGAGGTTAATTTTTTTAACAGACATACCATCAGCGATGAACTGTGCACGGATCTCAGCGAACAGGGAATGATAGTCATTGTCCTGTAAGAAGCCGAATGCATCTACGCCAACATCGGGTGATTCCTTGAAAGTGGCCCGGTTGTTCATGAGCAATACCTGCTGGTGCTGCAGATCACTGAAGCCAATGACGAAATCGTTGTTCCGGATGTCGAGATCCAGGTCTGTATTGAATAAAATATCTTTCATTGTAAGGTGCCTTGAAATATTCCTGATACAGGCCCGCCGCCTGTAGCGGTAGTGAGTCCACCGGTATACATGATGGTAGCTGATTTAACATAAGTATCTACCGCTTCGGCGAGTTTGCCGGCTAATGCATCGAGGGTCCGTTCTTCATCGCCATCAGTATCTTTCATATTTTTGAAAGCATTTTTAATAGCCGATTGCAGTGTACTTTTATTAAGTGACATAGGGTTATTTTAAAAGAGTTGCCAATCGTTGTTTAATATCCATGAAAGCAGATTTATTCATCGGCGCATAGATGGTGATTATTTCATCCAGCAGATCGTCCAGGCATTTCTTCAGGGATTCGTCACCTGCACTGATCTGCAGTCCATCCTTATCCATCTCAAAGAATTTATCTTCCACGAAGTATTGGATCTTATTCACTTTTTCCATGCTGATGACCACAAAATAGCTGCTCTCCTGTATTCTCGCCATGAGCACACTGCTTCCTTTTTGTGGAAAGATCAGTACGCCATCATTATCTCCTATCACGGAACGCAGTCTTACATCTGCGATTTCCAGGCCTGTAGCTGTCGTAGCCAGGATGGTACCTTCTGTTTCATCAATGTCCTTTACAATTGCCGGAATGATAATGGTATCGGTATGTACCAGCTTCCGCAGTGCGTCTACCAGTTCACGTTGTTTATTGCTCATGATGATTAAATTTTCAGGCCTATTTCAGCAATCCGCCGGCCACCCGACGCACCGAAAGTTACTTCTGTACTTTCGATGCGGTAGGTGCCATTGCGGGCAGTGAACTTTTCATCAGATATCTCCACCTTACAACCAGGAAACGCAAAGGGTTGCAGAAAAGCAGTCAGCTTGCCTTCGTAGCCATCGTATTTCAGTGTTTTCAACTTATTGTCCGCGGCTTTTTGCAAGGCGTTCTCATCTTCAAAGTGAGAAATATGAAGCGTGGTTTCAGCACCATTCTTATCTCCGGCTTCGGCCGTATGCGGCTGATTTTTCTTATCTATATAGATAGCTTTGACCAACACTTGTGCATCACTGGCTTTCCGGAATTTAAGTTCATCATCTTTGATTACGGTATAACCGATCCTGTAAGCCGCATTGTTTTCAACTGTCCTGTAACTGAGCGGATCAGTGGCTTTGCGGCCACGGGCATACACACCTGCCTTGGGATTTTTCATGTGATCAAAACCTGCATACAGGCGCTTTCCTTCGAAATAGACATTCATATAGGCGTTCTTTTTTAACCAGTCGAGAATATCTGTGCCGGTTTTACCGGTGAAGTAAGCCTGGTTCAGGTTCAGATCAGGGATTTCATCACTCAGCAAAATGTCAGTGTCTTCCGTGATCTTTGTGAGCAGTTTTTTCAGCGCGATGGTCTTATTGCTATCCAGCACACCTTTCTGCTGTAGTTGCCAGCTATACCCCTCGCATTCTATCACACAGGGAGACGCGGCATTGATCCTTTTTACAAAGCCTTCGAATTCCAGTTGCCTGTCATCATCATAGCCCAGCCAGATTTCCACCTTATTGCCTTCTGCAAACTGATCGGCGGAGCTGACAACTGATTTTGTAGGCAGCTTGCCGGTGTATCGTAAGGCGGCTGAAGCCGGGATGGTAATGGAGGCGGTATCAACAAAAGAATGCAGGCTTCGTTTGATCTTCACTTCCTGTACTGAATAGAATGTATAGCTGCCGATCTTAATTTCACATTTCAGGGTAAACATTTATGCTTTGTTTAAGATAAATTTCAAATCGCTGATGAGGTTCATGTCATAAGCCTGTACATTTTGTGTACCTGGTGATGGAGGAAATGAGAGATCGGTGATGATTACTTTTTCGCCTTCGTCAAAGAGCAATGAGGTGAGGGCGCAATTAATAGTCAATGCTTCATTCCTGTTATACAGTTCCATCAGGTCACTGATCTCATCATCGGGATAAGCGTTGTCCTGGCGGATGATGATGCCTTTGATATTTATTTTGTAATCCTCTTTGCTGATCATTTCCTTCACCGTTCCGGAGCGGTTGACCAGTGTGGTTTGTACAATGGTCTTCTTGTTGCTGATGCTGATGACGGGGTTATAGAGGTCTAAGCCGCCAAGGGTTACTGACATGAAATAGGACTTGCTATAGGCTTCATTGCCATAATAACTGGTGCCCCGCTTGTTTACATCAGGTTGCTTCAGGATGGTAAGGGTTTCGGGTGTATAGCCAAAGGTACTGGCGAAGGTGCTGGCGATATCGATGTTGAGTGCCATAGGTTATGCTGTTTTAAGGATTTGGAGCAAAGCATCTGTAACCTGCTGCTCCATGTTGGAGATACCTTCGGAAACGGTATTGGTTGTGATGTTAATGGTATCAAAAAGTTTCTGCATGGTAATATTTACCGTACGGGCACCACCATTAGTGATGCCGGTTGCAGTATCTTTAGCGTTGTCCATTGACATTTTTCTGCGGGTAGCATCCGGTGTCCAGGGAACGGAAGGACCTGCACCAGTAAAGGTGGAATCAGGCCCCAATGAACCGGCAGTACCACCACCAGCGAACTTTCCGGTGCCGGGTGTTGCGCTTCGTGAACCGGAAGCGCCAACAGGAACGGGTGGGGTGGGCATGGCTGTGCCTTTTGATGCCGTCTGCTTTTTATTCACTTCCGCATGAAAGGCATCGGCAGCTTTGCCACCCATCTCCTTCATATCACCGATCAGTGTCTTTGCAGTATTATAACCAGAGAGGTCTTTGATCGCCTCCTTACCGGATTCCCAGGCTTTACTCCAGTCGCCTTTGAAAAGGTACATCACAGCCTGGCCTAAGTTGCCGATACCAGAGATCAGCGATTTAATTGGTGCGATAGCGATATCCCAGATCATACCGGCAAAGCCTTTCAGGATTTCCCAGGCACCCATAATCGCCCCTCTGAACCAGCCGAATGTATTCCATGCATAAATGACAACGCCAATCAGTGCAGCAATAATCGTGACCGCCAGTCCTACCCCGCTGCCGGCTACGGCACCACCCAATAATTCTGCGGCAATGGTCCATGCTTTGTATCCCAGTATTGCAGCGCCTACCACGGTGGTGAGGAAACCGACCGTTTCTGCGTTCCTGGAAATCCATTCTGCCGCAGCACTGAGCCAGCCAACCAGGGGTTTGAGCGTATTCTCCAGGAAGTTGCTTACGGTGGGCATGAGTGCATTGCCTATGGTGGCACCGGCTTCACTCATCTTTTCTTTGAGGCCATGCCACTGGCCGGCGGCTGTTTCACTTTGTTCTTTCATCACACCGAAGAATTCCCCGCCCCTGGAAGTGGCGGCCTGCAGGGCGCTTACGACGCTTTCGGTAGAGATGCCGCCTGCTGCCATACTTCCCTGCAGTTGTTCCATGGTTTGGCCACTATTGGCTGCCATGATTTCAAGCGGTTTGAAACCTGCATCATTCATGGCTTTCAGTGATTCAGCAGTAAGATGCCCCTCCTGTTGCAGGTCACCGAAGGCTTTGGTGAGAGAATCCATTTTGGTTTGATTACCGCCACTGGCATCGCCCAGCATACTGAGTACAGGCATCAGTTTTTCAGTGGCCACACCACTTTCCAGCAGGGATGTTGCGTTTTCCTGCAACTTATCATTGTCAAAGAGAGAGGTAGCAGCCATCTGGTGCAGATCTTTGATGATAGCAGCAGCTGCTGTCGAAGAGCCGGTGAGGCGTTGGAAGCTCACCTGCGCGGTTTGTGCCGCCATACCCATCTGAAGCAGCGCCGGTGCACCATCCAGCATTTTATCCACCCCGCTATCCAGGATTTTTTTACCAGCTTCGCCCCAGCCTTTACGGTTTGCGGTATCACTTTGATCCTGTATATCCTTCTTCCGTTCTTCATACCTGATTTTGATATTATCAAGCCTGGTGATGGTCTGGATACTTTTGGTTTTATTTCTCAGGGCTTCTACGCGCTTAAGTCTGTCTTCTATTTCATCGAGGGATGCTGTCAGTTTTCGGTTGGATGCTACAAATATGTTGTTGTCATTGATGGTACTTTTCATCCAGTTACCGATCTTACCGAAAGCAGCATCTGCTGCTTTCAGTAAGTCTTTATAGGTATCGGTTGTAATAGTCAGGTCTGCCATTGTTTATTATTTTACACCATGCTATCTTGACAGCAACGGCAATCCTTTCAGTTCCCGTTGCCGGATATCATGCAGTTGTGCAAACTTCTCGGCCCATTGTGAGTCGGATAATTGCGAGGTGTCAACCTGGGGCAGATAATATTCGAACAGCGTTTGAATATAACCGAAAGGGTTGCTATCAAAATCGCCGGACGCCTCGCTTAGAGCTTTTCCACTTCTACTTTTTTCGCTTCCAGCAGTTTATCCAGCTGTCCGCCCAGGCCGTAGAGATAGGATTTATCTTCAACGATTTCTTCATCGCCACCTAACCAGGTTGCCCTGAGGATGGTCTCGTGATAAGCAAGTGGGTCGCCGGAGATCAGGGTCATGGCATAGCTTACTTCGTCCCTGTTGGGTTTTCTGCAATAGCCAACTTTGCCGTCGGCGGCTGTGAGCCTGAATACATCTTTATATTTCTTTTTCCAAGCATCAATGTGCTCCTGGCCTACGGCAAGCGATTTTTCTACTGTCATGATATAGGTTTGAATAATTGTGGTGAGTTTAAAAATTAAGCGTTTTGTTTCAGGCCCATGAAGATGATGGGCAGTGTGAGCTCCATGAATTTGGCGCCCTGCTCCCAGCCTTTTTCAAACTCCTTGAACTGGAAGCCCTGGATGATATCAGTGCGGGGTGTAGAGGTAGCGTCTTTAACATAGGTAACTACGATCTCAGCGCTGAGGTCGAGGATGTCCCTGCCGCCTGCGTTCTTTACAGCATCGGCAAGAATATCATATTCAAATTTCAGCAGTTTGATTTCACCTTCATAGATACGTTTACCACGCTGGATGCCGATAGGCTCATCGCCGGCACCATGCAGGTGTTCTTTTTCCTGGGTCAGTTTGTATTTAATGCCCCGGATACCGGTCAGTTCTTTACCGAGCAATACTACTTTCATATTTGCCCAGGTCACTTCTTTGGTGTCAAAAATCATATTGGTGTCTTTTAAATGTTGGGGTTAACAGCCATTACTGGTTCAGTGCGGGATTGGTGAAGCCCAGTAATACTTCGATGGTTTTGGTGTAACCTACAGGTACAATGGTTGCTTTAACAGTGATCTTACCGGTGCTCAGTACATTCTGGTTTGCATCGACGTATGCGCTAAAGGAACTGATTTCGTCAGCCATCGCGGTGTTGACGGCGGTTTCAATCCTGCTTTGCAGGTACTTGATAACAGGCACGCTGAGTTTACCATCTGCATCGATGGCTACTTCATCATTCAGTTCCTCTACATAGGTTTGATAACAGAGTGTGATGGCCTTGTCAATCACACGGCCAGCTGCCAGCTGACTGTAATCGTCTGCAGCAGGAGCACACATTGGATCGTCATTCAGGTAATAACCGGAGCGGCCGACGAAGGTACGGAAGAAGATGTAGCCTTTTGTGTGCAACAGTTCGAGTGATGTGAGGTCCTCTACTTTCCGGGTGCCGATGTATGCATTTGTAATTGGCAATGCACCATCTTTTACGCGGCCCAGGTTACGCTGTACAGGAATAGCAGCAGCGCGACCGATTACGAGACCGATAGAAGGGCTGTCATAGTAAGTGCCGGCCAAAACAATTCCTACGCGGTTTGCGGAGAAGGTGCGCAGGTCTTTCAGCTTTTCAGGATGATCGATGTCGATGGCATTAGCTTCCAGCAAAATACGCACTGGTTTGAACTGATCAGCATAGGCCTGTGCCAGCTGCTGTGCTTTCGGAACAGCATCGAGTACATTGCCGTCCATGCCTTCGCCCTGCGGTGCCAGGTACAGATCAGCAGGCGTAAAAGTAATACCCAGCAGCCTGATACGGCCCTTTGCAGCATCCAGCAATTTCACAGCCCCGTTTGCGTTAGTAAGGTCAACAATCTGCGGCATAGTCACTGTGTTTTCAACGAGCATGATGTAGAGCTCTGCGCCTTCACCGGCAATGTCGTAAAATTCCTTGATGTGGCGGTAGGCGTAAGTGTTGGTGCCACCATCGGTGATCCCGATTGCTGCTGCATCACTCAGGCTGAAGAGTACTGTAGGTACAGCCAGAGGAAGTTGATTCGTGGCTACACCTGTCAGTACCAGACCAGCAACCCCATCATCAGTTGCAACGGTTCTGCCAAGATTGCCGTTGCCTAATGTAATTGCTACTTTTGGTAATCCCATTTTCTAATTTTTAGGTCTATTTAAATTGTGAAAAAAATTATTTACTGTTGCTGTAGCTTGCCTGGCTAAACAGGTCATAGATGTTCTGCTTTTTAGTATTGCCATCCAGCTCACGCAGTATGATGCTCTGCAATTTTTGTAGCACAGCATCCTGCAGATCGGGAGATACTGTTGCTAATGCACGGACAAAACAAACTACTTTTGCTTCCAGTGAAGTTTCATTTTTACAGGTTACGACAATGCTAAGGGTATCGATACCTGTTTCCAGTGCTGCCAGTACTTTATTTTTCAGGATAGTATCTGCATCACCGGGGATGATAGCTTCCAGGATGTCCACCACAGGGCTTTCCAGGGCAGATTTAATAATCCTGGTAACACGCAGCGCTTCTTCAGCATGTGCGGCAATGAAAGCGTCGAATTGTTGTAATGCGTGTTTGATTTTAGTTCCTGTTTTTTTACAGAATGCCATAGGGTATATATTGTTTAATGTAATTTTTTTTAGAAAGCGCCCTCTTGAAAGAGGGTGCTTTTGTTTTTAAACAGGGGACAAATCCAAGGTTTAACGTCTCTCCAGTACGCTTTCCAGGCGCTCCATGACCTTTGTATTATTTTCTATCACTCCCTGCATTTTTTCACGGTCATCATTGAGATATTGCGCGAGGCGATCTTCCAGTTTGATCTGGCGCTTCCACAAAATCCATGCGATGCCAATGAGTACGATTACAGAGAAGGCCTGGTCTCCAAGCCGCTGGAAGAGCACGTTTCCGGGGTTAACATCAATAATTTCATTTAATAGTAACATCTGAGGTTAACAATTTAGGTTTTAAAGGATCTTTCTTCTTTCATGTGTGTTGCAAGCGATAACAATACAAAGGAACAGCTTTTCTGCACGGTGAAAAAATCGTGAAATAATGTTTATTCTTTTATTGTGCTTTTAGATTTCACTGTTTGTATAATCATTAATGAAGTGAATTTTAAAGACGCAGAATAGCTCGATCTTTACACTGTTGTTAACTCAAAAAAAATAAAAAGAAAATGAACAGTCTATTTGCACAACTTTTCACATCCCTGCAAACCCACATTGCCACTACAGTTCCGGAGATAAAAGGAATTCTGCCGGAGTTGGGACAAACGGAAATTTACAGCAGTGTACCTGCTATATGGCCATGTGTCTTTATTGATTTCAACAATGTGAATTTTACAGAAATACTCAATCAGGGACAGCGGGCAAATGGTGAGCTGCAATTGAGATTAGTATATTATGTACTTGCTGCCGACGGGGTCACTTTTGTAGACACCACTACTGTGATGGGATATTATGAAGCAGAAAGAAAGCTGCACGAAGCCTTGCAGGGCTGGAGTAGTAACGGGATTAATCCGCTGAGTAGAATTAAGGTAAATACGGAGGTAAGGTCCGATGCTTTCAGAGCAAGGGTGCTGACCTATAGTTTGGATTTTGAAGAGTACCTGGCTGTGAATACAACGAATACAGGGAAGCCGCTATTGGAGATTGCCGAGGTTGAAATTTAATAACCAGCCTGAAACAAGGTGATAGCAAAAGTAAGAGTCCGTGGAGTAGCCATCAAATTACTTTTAATACAACCGCGAAAAAAGCCTGTATCTTATTTGATACAGGCTTTTTTTCAGGGTTAACAATCGTTGACGTTACCACGTCAACCATGGATAGAGCAGCCGTAGTTGCTTCAGGTCGGGTTGTTCTCTTTTCATAATCTGCTCAAGGCGCTCGCTATTGCACTGCATACGGTAAATAATATTACTGTTCTTAATGTAGAACTCTTTGGATAATTCCTCAATAGCAGCATCATACCGCTTTTGCTGGAGCTTGATGTAGTAATAATACCGGTGCAGCAGGCATTCGTCCCTCAGGGCGATCATATCGGCGGAGCGACCTTTGCGCACTGTTTTGGTGACAGGGTTTTCTATGAAGTGATTGAAAAGGGTTTGTTGTCCTCGCAT